TCGTTGTATTCACAGTACATGGCTATTTGATCTAGTACCCGTGCCTGATCCCGCAACCTAGAGTTCATACCATCTACTACAGTAGAACCATACTGCCAGTTGTGGAGATGCAGGTCAGAGAAGATTAGGACTTTCATTAGCTCTCCTCCTGACCGCTAGGCACTCCACCAAGCACCTCCCACGGGCGGCCTTCGTGCTCGCCACGCTGGATCTCATCCACCAAGGTTGCTGCGAAAAGTCGCAGTTCATTGAAAACTGCCAGTGACGGATACGCCGAAACGCGGTGTTCAATCATGGCAACGATGTCTTCACGGTCGAGTGTCAGTTCGTTCATCTTCGTCCTCCCCTAGCGCGGCGCGGAAGCGCTTGGCTACTGGACAATCCTCTATGCCAGTATGCCGATCTTTCTTGGCGTGATGGAAAACAGCACACTCGATAGACACGGTTCGCATCACCTCCCGCAGCCGCTCGATCTCGTCGGCAGCATCACAATACCTGCACACCCCTCCGCACATGCAGACATGGTCCCGCAGCCTGCCGATCAGCGTTCCGTCATTCATCTTCGCTCTCCCCTAGCGCGCGGATGGCTTCTTTGAAATCAGCGAGCAACGCGGCTTCCGTCAATTCGGGGTGAAGCATCGCCGCGCGACACCCCTCGGAGAAGCCCTGCTCGAATGCTGCATCCCGCTCGGCTGCGACGGCGGCGCGGATCTCGGCGGCAATAGCAAACGTCCCAGGCCATCTGGGTTGCTCAAGGCGACCAAGAAGCGCTATCGCCCTCTCTTCCGGTGTCGGCTCACTCATCCTTCTGACCCCCACTTCTCCATCTTACCATTCGCAATGCACCAGTCAAGGAACTCTTTGTACATAGCATCCAGCCCACCTCGTTCCTCTACGATTATCTCCCAATCTTTCTTAGGAAACGACACTCCTTCAAAGGAATAATCCTTTGAGCCCTTAGCGTGATCTATCCATCCAGCTTTCATACCAGCATCTAGTAGGTTATTAAGGGTATCAAAGCCAATGGTATTAAGTAGCTGCACTTCTTTCAAGTCAGGGTATTCCATAGAAGAGTTCTTAAGTTTATCAATCTTCATGGTTACCTTCTGCCCAATCCTACGCTTGTCTGCCCCCTCAGTAATCCATCCAAGATTAGCTAGGTTGATACGAATAGTAGAGAACAGCTTGATGGCATGGCCACCGGCAGCTTCACTCTGCTTAGCAAACTTAAACTTGGGTATGGTGCTGATAGCATGATTGATCATAATCAATGTAATCTTAGCCTTGGCAACCCCCTCAGTGATACGTCGCATACCACCACGGATAGCTCGTGCATCCTGACCAATACGTTCTTCTCCACCTGACTCAGTAGACTTCATGTGTTCAGTGGCTGTGCCTGTGATGGAGTCAATGGCAACAATAAACGGAGAGCCGTCGTTGTTGTCTAGTCGTGCATCAATGATAGCTCTAACCAATCTGAATGCGGCCTCCACTGAGTCAGCATCACCAATGCCAAAGTTGACATTTACATTAACTCCACACTGCGTGGCTCGTCGCTCGTCCCATGACTTCTCTGTATCAATGAAGAAGCCACCTCCACCCATGCGCTGTGCCTGAGCAATAGCTTGGTAAGCCAGCGTTGTCTTGCCGCAATGTTCAAACCCAAACAGTTCGATACACCTACCAGCAGGCCATCCGGGTCTGCGTATATTAAAGTCTAGTTCAGGAATGCCGGTTGGAATCGCAAAAGGAATGTAGCTGCTTATGGTAATGTCGCCAGCCTTATGAAGAGAGGCAAGCGGGTCGTCTGATACTGCTTTCTCTACTGCTTTGAAGATGTTGTCGAAGGTGCCCATTATTCTCCTAGTAATTCATTGAGTACGATTAAGAAACATATGGCGGCGAGCCCAACCAAGAGCCCGCCGCCAATGTCCAACATCAATCGTTGTCTTCTTCTATGTGTGTTCCAAGAGCAGCTTCCAACTCATCGTATGACATAGCCGGATACACCGTGAACAGGTCTCTCGGCGTACCAATCTGATGTCCCTCTGCCTCAAGGCGATCGATGATATTGCTACGCTTAGGGACAGGCATCACAACATACTCAGTTCCGTATCGACCTTGGCCCTTACGCTCAATGCGGAAGTCCAGACCAGACGTGAGGCTGGAGAGATCACCCCAATCCCCAGCCGGATCGTTGTCGAAGTCCATCAGTTGCTTGTACACTTTCTCCCCAGACTTGAGAACAAAGATACCGTCCTTCAAACCTTTGCCATCAGGGTTGGAGTATACGTAAGCGTTATACAGATACGCCTTCTTAGCATTGAATGTCTTAGCACGCGCAATGCTTTCTTCAGAGCGTTCATCATACAAGGACTTACCAAGCTCACAGATGGGACAGGGGTTGTTGTCTGTCTTAGGACAGGTGTATGTTCGGAACTTCCCCTCAGGCCTAAGGCCATGCTCCATATACTTACGGAACCATGACGGTGCATCCACATGAGGGGGAAGGATACGGCAGTGTGTCACACCTGTCTTAAGAAAAAGTACATCACTCCGACTGGTGTCACCTCGTTCCTTCTTGGACTCGGCGTATGCTTCACGCTGAAAGTCAGGATCAACTTCTCCGAATCCGGGGGGCAGTGCATTCAAATCTGACATTGTTTCTCCTTTACAGTATCGCCTTGCTTGACGAATTGGTTATAATGTATTATAGGTTTTTTTCCAACAGATTGCAAGTTTTTAGCCCACTCCCATGAACTTTACTTCCTCTTTCTGGAAGTAACACATGGCTATGGCTATCTGAGACTTGTCCCTAAGGGCACGATAGAAGCCCTCAACCATAGAGAACTGAGCATCGGCCTTGTAATAGGCCGATTTAGCAGCGGAAACAGACGGCACCATTGTCACCTGCCTAGCAATGCTTGGTTCTGTAACCTTCTCTCCTGCGTCCTTAGCCTCCTGTCTGATGGCACTATCCGCAGCAGACTCGGCCATCTCCATCCTACGTTTCATGTTAGCTGCGTATGCCTTACACTCACCCATGATCTGGGCGTACCTAGCTATCGTCCTAGGCAATCGGCACATCGCCTCATGCAGGCCCTCATCAGTGAGTGCCATGTCCGTGTCTAGGTCGAGCTGAAAGCTAGATCCCTCTGTCTCAATATCAATTAGCATTTAGTTCTGCCTCCTTAGGGTCTGACGGTATGTATACCACACTACTAGAGGGTAGTCTAGTATCAACTGTAATAGAGATACCCTCAAAGGTATGACCTAAAGTGGGATCCTCTAGGTCAGTACCTAGTGTGTCCTTTATTTGTAAAGCAATATCAGTAGATACAAGTATTTGTCTAAACTCTTGCCGTGGATGTACCCGTGTCCATATGGCAGCTTTTACTTCTCTGATTCTTTTCTCCCAAGGATATTTACTAATGTGCATTTAGTTCTGCCTCACTCCAACTGTTACCAACACCCACCTTCATGGTAAACTTGTAGTTACTTAGCTGAGGTACTGGCCTACTGGCTATCTCCCTCAGCATTGGTTCAAACCATTCCACGTATTCCTCCTTCACTTCCCACACACCAGAGTCATGTACCGTAATCAATAGCAGTGCCTCATCCTCAGTGATCTCCCCCTTCTGGATCTTATCCTCAAGGGCTGCATCCACAGCGTTCAGACAGCGCACAGTTACAGAGTTAGCAGGAGATTGTATGCTACCATTAACTCCCTGCCTAGCTGCTTCCTTGCGTGCCCACTCATTGCCTTGGTTAAGAGAGTTACCTAGGTGTTTTTCTCTGCCAAAAGGAGTGACCAACACCCCATTATTGGCAGAGATCTTATCCACCGTGTCACCGAAGTACCCACTAGCACCAGGGAATCTGGCGTCTAGAGATGCAAATCCTCTCCTAATCATCTGTTCTGTAACAGGTTTTTCTTTCCCGTCAATGTCCAAGTATGACAGCTTCATCAAGGCATACCCATCCACTGACCCATACACTCTGCCGAAGTTGACACCCTTGCCAATGGACCCACGATCCTTATCCGATACCATATCCTCAGGAATGTCAAGGAAGGCTGCGGCTGTGGCTCTATGGATATCCTCACCTGATATAAAGATCTCCATCATCTCTTTGTCCTGAGCTAGGATGGCGAGGATCACCAGTTCAATCTGGCTGAAGTCACCATAGACCATCTTGTATCCTGGCCTAGCCACAAACATATCCCTAAGGTTATGTAATCCCTTATCAATTCGAGCCTTGTCTAGCTTAGGGATCTGATGTAGGAAGGGGGCAGACACACGACCATTAACTGTACCATGAATCATCACACCAATCCTAGCTCTACCATCACCTGCAGCCAGTGTCTTAGCGTTACTCATATAAGTACCGGTCAATTTTGTAAGTGTCCGATATCGCATTACATCTTCGACAAGAGGCAACCGTTCTGCCAGCTTAAGAAGAGTCTGTTTGTTTGTAGTATATCCTTTAGATTTCTTAGTATCCTCGATGTCTTTCCAGTACCCTGCATTCTTAATTGCCTGAGCTACATCAGCACTGGCAGAAGGATTGAACTCAGGCCACGTAGCCTCCTTGAGATCAATCAATACATCCTCCATTTCATCAATGAATTCCTTGGTCAGCTTGTCAATGACATTAGTATCTAGCTGAACACCATACCACTCGGCCTTGAACAAGGTACGAATGAACGGGTGTACCTCCTCCTGATACAACTGCCACAGGTGAGGTTTCGATTTAAGCCTAGAAAAATAGATAGTCATTAGCTGGTAGGTAGAGTTTGCATCCTTTGCAGCGTAGGGCCAAAGGATCGCGTCTGGTGCGTGGTCATAGGTGTTCTTCAATACCCTACCGTGTCCTGTGATCTTATGAAGCTCTTTGCTGTAGTTGCCTGTGTTGAGTTCCAGATCAGCTAGATACTCTAGGTCATGGGGTGGATGCTCCCAAAGGACATGGTGCATAAGCATGGTATCAAACAGGAATCCCTTGACTTCCAGACCAAGGTGTTTCCTAAGCACACACATATCGTACTTGATGTTGTGAGCTATCTTAGGGATGTTCCTATCCTCAAAGATAACCTTGAGATATTGTTTAACCAACTCCCGCTGATCCTTGCTCCATGTATTCTTCAGCTTCCAGTCCGTACCATCCGGGTCATGGTTGTAGAAGGGGAGGATAGCTGTGGTCCGCTTGTCTGTATCGTGGCCCCAGCAGAACGACATACAGATCATAGGTTCCTTAGACCAAGGCAACCCTCTAGACTCTGTGTCGAAGGCGAACACCCCCTTCTCTTGGATGCTAGAGACTAGCCAACTAAGATCAGCACTATTCTTGATCACCTTGAAGTCAAGTGGTTTGTTCTCATTGCCCTTCATCTGTCCGTACACAACAGCCTTGGCCCGCATCAGATCCTTTACTATGGTACCTTCAAGCTTAGGGTCCGGGTTCATGTACAAAGCATTTGGGTCTGAGGTTACAACTATACTGTATTCTTTGGTGAGCCTCTCATCATGGGGAAAAGCCTTGGTTAGTATCTGTCCATGAAGGGAGTTGACTCCTCCCTGTCCTGTCAGGTTGAAGGCACGCAGTGAGTCGGCACCCATAAGGATCACAACCTCAGGGTCCACGGCCTCAAGCTCATCAGCAAGGTGCCCCATGCAAGCCTTAATCTCCTGAACAGATGGGTTCCTTCTAGGAGGGCAGCACTTAACTAGACCAGTAACATAGACATCATCTGTATTAATGGTGGCTAGGCTGAGCAGATCCTTCAGTCGCTCAATATTGCGGCCATTCCCAATCGTCTGGGTGTCCATCATGTCAGGGCTCTTGGCTATGACCATGATCTTGTAGTGCTTAAGGTCTCCTACATGGCCACTCTGAGGGGCTAGACTGGCCTGTGTGCCATAGATCTCAACGTACCTGGTGAGCGACCCCAGCTTGCACTTCGGTTCGCCACCACAGTGCGGTCTACAAGTTATCATAATCATCCCTCATTGCCCAGATATGGATCCGAAGTAGGATGCGGAGAATCCTCCGCACCCACTTCAGCTTTACAATAGTCCATGCCGTTCGGACTCTACCCATTACTCATCCAGCACGAACCCTTCACGAAAGATCAGCCACAGATCAGGCCCCCACTCAAGCTTAGGATCAAACTTAAACAGAATGTAACCATCAGTCATATCCAATGCAATACCAGGGAACGCATCACTAAGTTGGCCACACACAGCCCCTTCTTGAAGGTACTGGGCTATGATCATTTCCTTTTCTGAAAGCGGCTCACCAGAACCGGCAGCGAAGTCATCATACTTCTTGACCAGTTTCATCCACACAAACAAGAGCTTAGCTGAGTCTTCATTGATTCCTTTGTTAGCCATGCAGGTATGGAATCCTTTAATGGTATGCCCTGTGTGCCCTTGCTCTCCTGCACCCTTAGCATACGTAGCTCCTAGAGCAACAGCCGCAGCAATCAAACCGATAGCAACCATCCAAGCTGTAGCAGGTACCCTTGACTTCCTGTGTTCTCGCAGTC